TTAAAGCGGAACCTCACGTCTACTATGAGTTAGCAGACCAGTTTACGTTTGATGTTCCAGGTGCCAAATTTATGCCTCAATACCGTAACAAGTATTGGGATGGAAAAATACGCTTATTCAACACCCAGAATGGAGAGATATACGTTGGGTTGTTAGACAAGGTTATACAGTTCTGTAAGGATCACGAATACTCTTACGAGTTCGTAGAGAACAAGTTCTATGGTCTTCCTTTTGAGGTCAATGATATGATCTCAAAGGAAGGTGTGAAAGATTATATGACATCCGTTAGTAAATATGCTCCTAGAGAGTATCAAATCGAAGGGGTATACGACGCCTTAAAGCATAATAGAAGGCTGTTGATATCCCCAACTGCTTCTGGAAAGTCTCTGATGATATACTCTCTTGTGAGATATCACGTTGAGCGCGGGCAAAATACTCTGATAGTTGTTCCGACGACTTCGTTAGTAGAACAGATGTATAAAGATTTTGCAGATTATGGTTGGGACGTAGGTTCATACTGCCACAAGATATACGCTGGTAGAGAGAGGGAAACTGATTCCCAAGTTATTATCACTACCTGGCAGTCCATCTATAAACTCCCCCGAAAGTATTTTGCTAGATTTAATGTTGTGGTTGGGGATGAGGCACACCAGTTTAAATCCAAGTCATTAATATCTATAATGACAAAACTTGGAGATGCAAAATTCCGTTACGGATTTACTGGAACACTTGATGGTACCCAAACTCATAAGTGGGTATTAGAAGGATTATTTGGTCCATCTTATAAAATCATCAGAACAGAAGAACTGATGAAGAAGGGACATGTTGCCAAACTCGATATTAATGTTCTTCTACTAAAACATCCAGCACATAAGTTTGAAAACTTTGAAGATGAAGTTCAATATATTATCAATCACGATAGACGCAATAAATTTATTAGAAATCTTGCTCTCGATCTAAAAGGTAACACTCTAATTTTATTTTCAAGAGTCGAAGGTCACGGTCAACCACTTTATGATTTGATAAATAATGGTAGTGTGGAAGAACGTCATGTGTTCTTTGTCCACGGCGGTGTAGCAACAGAAGACCGGGAAAAGGTAAGAGAGATTACCGAGAAGGAAAACAACGCGATTATAGTCGCTTCATACGGAACATTCAGTACAGGTATCAACATTAAGAATCTGCACAATGTTATTTTTGCTTCTCCATCCAAATCTAGAATTCGGAATCTCCAGTCTATTGGAAGGGTGCTCAGGAAAGGCAATAACAAGACAAAGGCAACTCTCTATGACATTGCTGACGACATTTCCTACAAGGCACGGAGAAACTACACACTTAATCATTTAATTGAACGGATCAAAGTATATAACGAGGAGAACTTCAATTACGATATTGTAAACATACCCCTAAAAAATTAATATGGGCGAAGAATTTCATGCAGTTATTAAATTAGTTACAGGCGAAGAGATATTTTCACTGGTTTGTGTGGATGAAAATGATGGCGACCCTATACTTCTACTGATGAACCCAGTGATTATGAAAGTAATGCGTAATCACGTAGGTCAATTTGTTAAAGTAAAACCATGGATTCAAATGTCTGATGACAATATGTACGTTGTTAAGTACGATAAAATCGTTACTATGACAGAAGTTACTGAAAAAAAGATGATCACTTTCTATAACAAATATTTAAATGATGAAGATTGTGATTGGGATGAAGACGGTAAAACAAAGATATCTGATAAAATGGGATATATTACTACAGTAGATGCTGCAAGAAAGATGCTAGAGAATCTTTATAATAGTAAAGACTCTAAAGAAAGCTAAGCTCTCCTCTTCAAACCTAACAAAGGTATTCTACTTATAATTCACAATGTTGTCAAGCCCTGATAGTATGTTATAATATACATAACGATAGTTTATTGAAACTTACAATGTTATGTCTAAAAAGAAATCGGAACACTACGTTAATAATAAAGAACTTCTTGAGGCTCTGATTGTTTATAGGGCGAAGGTTGCAGATAGTTTCAGAGAGATCAATGGTAGAGAACCTACTAAGGATGATCGTTCTAAGCACTGGAAAGGTAAGCCCCAGATTACTAATTACCTAGGTGAATGTTTTTTAAAGATTGCAACACATTTATCTTATAAACCAAATTTTGTGAATTATATGTTCAGGGATGATATGATCTCTGATGGTATTGAAAACTGTGTTCAGTATATTCATAATTTCGATCCAGAGAAATCTAAAAATCCATTTGCATACTTCACGCAAATTATTCATTACGCCTTTCTACGTCGAATTCAGAAAGAGAAGAAGCAATTGGAAATCAAAACCAAAATCATCGAACGCACTGGTTTTGATGAAGTAATGATGGTTGATGATAGCTTGCTTTCTGGTAGTAGTTCAGACTATAATACTATTAAAGATAATATTACTTACAAGACTAATCGCCAATGAAGGTTGCTATTATTACCGATCAGCATTTTGGTGCTCGTAAGGGTTCTAAGTTCCTCCATGAGTATTTTAAGAATTTTTATGATGAGGTATTTTTTCCATACTTAGAAAAAAATGGTATTGATACCATAATTGATATGGGCGATACGTTTGATAACCGTCGCTCTATTGATTTGTGGTCTTTGGAGTGGGCGAAAGAAAATTATTATGATCGATTAGAGAAACTGGGCATTACTGTCCATACTATCGTTGGTAACCATACTGCCTATTACAAAGATACAAACTCAATCAATTCTGTAGATTTGTTGCTTAAACAGTATAAAAATGTAAAAGTATATTCTGAATGTAGTGAAGTATTAATAGATACATTAAAAGTACTTTTCATTCCTTGGATTAATGCAGAAAATTTTGAAAGCAGTATCAAATCGATTAAAGATTCAACTAGCAAGGTCGCGATGGGGCACCTTGAACTCAACGGATTTAGAGCGCATCGTGGACACGTCATGGAAGACGGTATGGCGTGCGAATTATTTGAGAAGTTCAACCGGGTATTTTCGGGTCACTACCATACACGATCAGACAACGGAAAAATCTTCTACTTAGGAAACCCTTATGAGATGTTTTGGAATGATGTAAATGATCCTCGTGGATTTACTATTTTTGATACTAAAACTTTAGAGCATACTCATATTAATAATCCATACAAACTCTTCTATAACATCTATTATGAAGATACTCCATATCAAGTATTCGATACTACTGAATATGTGAGTAAAATTGTAAAAGTCATTGTCAGGAAGAAAACCGAACCTAAGAAATTTGAAAAGTTTATAGATAAGTTATATTCCTGTGGTATTCAAGACCTAAAGATCGTAGAAAACTTCTCTGTTCAAGAGAATGAAGAGTTTGAAGTTGAGGAAAGTGAGAACACTATCTCTATTTTAAATCGATATATCGATGAAGCAGAGTTTGATTGTGATAGCACTATTATCAAGGGAATCCTTCAGAAAGTCTATTCACAAGCTTGCGAGGTAGAGTAATGTTTCTTTTAACTCTCAGCGATTCTAAAGAAGAGGGAGCCTACGCCATACACAATAAGTATGGTGAAAAGGTTTTAATATTATTCGAAGATGAAGATGATGCTGAGAGATATGCTATGCAGTTGGAGGATGAAGAAGAGGCGGAAATGGATGTTATAGAGGTTGATGACGCACTTGCTATTTTGACGTGTAAGAGGTATAATTACAAGTATGCGGTGGTGACACCGAATGATATTGTGATTCCTCCAAGAGACTTAGAATTAGATGATAACCTTCCAGAAGATTAGGTGGAAAAATTTTCTCTCTACTGGCAATCAATTTACAGAGATAAACTTTCAAGAAAGTAATACTAACTTAATCATTGGTACAAATGGTGCTGGCAAATCTACAATGCTAGATGCACTCACCTTTGTTTTGTTCAATAAACCTTTTCGTAAAATTAACAAACCTCAACTGATCAATGCTACAAATGAGCGTGATTGTTTAGTTGAGATTGAGTTTGAAATCAATAGTCGTCAATATCTTGTTAGACGTGGTATTAAACCAACTGTGTTTGACATTGTGGTAAATGGTGTTGAAATGCATCGAGAGGCAGATGATCGTGCCATGCAAAGGGTTTTAGAGAATAATATCCTCAAGGTTAATTACAAGTCTTTTACTCAGATCGTAATTTTGGGTAGTAGTACTTTTGTGCCTTTTATGCAGTTGACTACTGCTAATCGTCGTGAGGTTATTGAAGATTTATTAGATATTCGTATTTTCTCTTTGATGAATAATATTCTGAAGGACAAAATTCGTACTCAAAAAGAAAAAGTTAAATCTCTTGATTTGAAGAAAGAAACACTCAAAGATAAGATGAAGATGCAACAAAACTTCATTGATGAGTTGGAAAATCGTGGTAAGCAAAATATTGATGGAAATAAGAACAAGATTACAAATCTTATGAGTGAGGTTGATGAATATCTTCAAGAAAACATCAAACTTCAAGAAGATTTAGAAAACACTACAAAGCAGCAAGAAGATGTTGCAGGTGCAAGACAAAAGTTATCAAAGCTAAACACACTTCGGGGAAAAATCTCTCAGAAAGTATCTGCCATTACGAAAGAACATAAGTTTTTTATAGACAATACGGTATGCCCTACTTGCACCCAGGATATTGAAGAGTCTTTTCGATTAAATAAAATTGAGGACGTTCAAAATAAAGCAAAGGAACTAAAGGAAGGTTTCGATGAGTTGGAATCGACCATCCAGTTTGAACAAGAACGAGAACGTCAATTCAATGCACTTTCTAAGGAGATTACGAATCTAACACATGGCATTTCTCAGAACAATACTAGGGTTAGCGGAAATCAACGACAAATCAGAGATCTTGAACAGGAAATTCAAACTATTACCGAAAACCTTGCAAACCGAAATTCTGAACATGAAAAGTTAGACGAATTTAAGACAAATTTAGCTCACACATTTGTTGAGTTATCTGATAAAAAAGAAGAAATCGTTCATCACGATTTTGCATATTCACTGCTCAAAGACGATGGAGTTAAAACGAAGATCATAAAAAAGTATCTTCCATTCATAAACCAGCAGGTTAATCGCTATCTTCAGATGATGGATTTTTACATTAATTTCCATCTTGATGAAGAATTTAAGGAAACTGTGAAGTCCCCTATACATGAAGATTTCTCGTATAGTTCCTTTAGTGAAGGTGAAAAGATGAGAATCGACCTTGCCCTTCTCTTCACTTGGCGTGAAGTAGCGCGTGTCAAAAATTCTGTTAACACCAACCTGCTGATTATGGATGAAGTATTTGATTCTTCACTTGATGGATTTGGAACTGATGAGTTTCTAAAAATCATCCGTTATATTATTAAAGATGCCAACATCTTTGTTATATCTCACAAACAGGATATGCGTGACAAATTTGAAAGTGTTATAATGTTTGACAAAATTAAAGGATTTTCTCGTAAAATTTCCTCAGATGTGAATAGTTGAAAAATGAATAAAAATAATCCAGAATCAAAATTAAAAGATTTTATCTTTCATAAAAAGAACTTTATACCAGAATTAGTTTGTGATGATGTACTTAACTATATAAAAACTGGTGATTGGATTCCTCACATCTGGTATAATCAGTTAGAAGGAAAGCAAGGACCTGAAGAGAAGGAATTAGATATATTGCCTGATTTATCTGATGAAATGCAGGGAAATTTGAGTAAATATTTACATTCTGCATTTATTGAATATAATCAAAAATATAAATTTGATTGCATTAAAACTCAACATATAGCATTTGAATTTTCTAGATTGAGATTTAACAGGTATCAACCTGGTAAAATGATGAAACAGCATCATGATCATATACACTCTATTTTTGATGGTAATTTAAAGGGTATTCCAGTTATCAGTGTTATAATTAACTTTAATGATGATTATGAAGGTGGACAGTTGTATTTCTGGGACAACTATGAACTAGAATTGGGTAAAGGTGATATAGTATTATTTCCATCACTCTTCATGTATCCACATGGAGTTAAAGAACCCACAAAAGGAGAACGATATTCTGCCGTTTGTTGGGCTTGGTAATAAATAAAATCATGAAACTACCCAACTGGCAACACCACTCCAAAAAAGACAGGAAGCGCACCCTCAAACCTCAAGCTATGCGAGCGAGGAGGGAGGCACTGAGACAATTTAAAAAGCGTCACATGACCTCGCCTAACAAGCGAGGTTCTTTTGTATAATACGTTCATACGAAAGAAAAACGATGATCCACCACGAAATCAAGTCTCAACTTGCCAAACTCCTTGCGACTGAAGACTTAGTGGTTGAGAACAAGTATGTTGAAACTGCTCAGTTCAACGTTCATACTCGTGTTTTGACTCTGCCCGTTTGGGAAAAGGCAAGTTCTCAAGTGTATGACATGCTTGTTGCTCACGAGGTAGGACATGCCCTCTATACCCCTGACAGTGATTGGTTCAAGGATCGTAAAATTTCTCCTCAGTTTGTGAATATTGTTGAGGATGTTCGTATTGAAAAAATGATGAAGCGTCGTTACGCTGGCATCACTAAAACTTTTTATCGTGGTTACAAGGAATTGTCTGATGAAGATTTTTTCTGTATTGAAAATGATGACATTAATAAGATGAATCTTGCCGATAAGGCAAATCTCTATTTCAAGATTGGTAGTTTTGTTGATATTGATTTCAATTCTCAAGAAAGTGTTCTGATTAAAAAGATTTCTGACGCTGAGACTTTTGATGATGTTCTTGATGTTGCCGAAGAACTTTACAAATACTGTAAGCAACAGCAAGAGATGAAAACCAAGACCGATGACCTCCAAGTTCAGGGTGGTCAGAGTGAAGGTGAAGATCAACCCGAAACTGATTCTCAGGAAAGTACTTCTAGTGTTTCTGACGGAACTAACGAAGCACCTGAATCTAATGATGATGATTCTGATGAGTTTGATTCTGAGGAACCTACAGATAGTGATTCCTATGGTGGAACTGAGAATGATGATGAACTTGAAGTTTCCACTGCCCAGAACCTGGAAGATGCTCTGAAAGACCTTGCTTCAAATCAAGGTTGGGAGAATGTGTATCTTGAACTGCCTAAATTGAAACTGGATGAAGTTATCATTCCTAATTCTGAAATTCATTCTCGTTTTAATGAGTGGGATGAATGGGCAGAAGAAAGATTGGAAACCACTAAGGATGAATTTTTTGCTTCTGCTGATGATCAGTTTAAGAAGTTCAAAAAATCTGCACAGAAAGAAGTCAACTATCTCGTAAAAGAGTTTGAGTGCAAGAAAGCAGCAGACTCTTATGCTCGTGCTACAACTGCTCGCACTGGTGTTCTTGACTGCTCCAAACTACACACTTACAAATACAATGAAGATTTGTTCAGGAAAGTTACCACTCTTGCTGATGGTAAGAATCATGGATTGGTATTTGTTCTTGATTGGAGTGGTTCTATGGGTTCTGTTCTCCAAGATACTCTCAAGCAATTGTTTAACTTGATGTGGTTCTGTAAGAAAGTATCAATTCCTTTTGAAGTTTATGCTTTCACTAATGAGTATCCAAAACCAAATAACGGATACAGTTCTGCTGATCATGCGTACACTAAGCGTGAAGGTTTGATTTGTGTGAATGCTTGGTTTAGTATGATGAATATTTTTACATCTAAAACAAAACTCAAAGAACTTGAGCAGCAAATGCTTAACTTTTATCGTCTTTCCTGGGGTATGAATCGCTGGGGTGGAGTTCTTATTCCTACTGGATTGGGACTTTCTGGGACTCCCCTCAATGAAGCATTTATTACTCTACATCAAATTATTCCACAATTTAAGCAAGAAAACAAAGTTCAAAAAGTACAATGCGTTGTTCTCTCTGATGGGGAAGCTGGTGGTATGAAGTATCATCGTGAAGTCAAGCGCCATTGGGAGGAGAAACCCTATCTTGGAGTTGGTGCTGTTCAATCAAATGCTTTTCTTAGAAATCGTAAGACCGGTAACACTTATTCTTTTGATGGTGAGTGGTGGCAGATGAGTGATGTATTCCTCAGAGATCTTCGTGATAGTTTCACTGATGTAAATTTCATTGGTATCCGTGTTCTGGAATCTCGTGATGCTGGTGGTTTTATTCGTCGATATACTGGATGGGGTTCTAACTTTGAAAAGATTCAAAAAGTGTGGAAGAAAGAGCGTGCTTTCGCACTTCATGATGCTGGATATCAAAAATATTTTGCACTTTCTGCGACTGCCCTTGCCAATGATTCGGAGTTTGATGTTGATGATGGAGCAACAAAAGCAAAGATCAAATCTGCCTTTGTTAAAAGTCTCAAAAGCAAAAAGATGAACAAGAAAGTTCTTGGAGAGTTTATTGAACTAATCGCTTGAATAAATAAGTGTATAGAAAAACTGTCTACGATGAAACCTTCCCCCAAAAAACTAAAAGAGACAAAGGAAATCTATGAAAAGGTTGTAACACACCTCATTGAGGAAGGTTACGCTACCGATGTAGAGTCCGCAGATTCCATCATCAGTGGAATGAGCGAGCAGTGGTTCGAACTCATCACGGAGAACTGATTAATGGAAAGAATTACAGGAAACGAAGTCCAATCAATGATGGAAGCATATTCTTCCGTCTATAAGACTGAAGAGCAAGAAGTAATTTCTGAGGAAACTCAGGAACTTGAAGAAAATCGTAATCAGCGTGGTGCTGCTGCTCGTGCCAATAGGCAAGCTGCTGCAGCTGCCGCAGCAGCACAAGGAAATAGTGGTGGTCCTACTAGCCCATCTCGCGGTGCTTTGAGTATGCGAGATCGTATCTTTGCTAGAAGATCTGCAAGTCCTGCTGCTCAGGCAAATACAAACAGAGTTGGTCAAAATATTAAAGTAGGATCTCCTACTGGACCTGCACAGAATGATAAACTTAAAAAGCCAACACCAACAGTGTTGGCAAATAAGGCACCACTAACCGCTAAAGATAGGGCATATGGTCCTAATTCTACTCTGAATAAGGATCAGCAGGCAGTTAATAGAGAGTATGATCGTTTGAGAGCGTCTGATCCTGGAGCTGCTGCAGCATATGGTAAGAAGATGGCAGCTAAAGGTGCTGCTAATAAGGATTTTAAACTTGAAAAACCAACTCAAGCACAGAGCAATCCTACTGCAGCACAAAAGCAAGCATCTGTTGATGCTGCTATCAAGAGTGTTAACACACCAGAAAAAATGAATAAGCCAGCACCTGCTGGTAGTGCCCTTCGTGCTCAACAAGACAAGCAGGCTGCCGCTAAAGCTGCTCCCGTTGTTAAGAAACCCGTGCGTATGGGTGCTCGCAATAGAGCAAGAATGGAGGAAGTTGATGTATTTGATACCATCAAAGAATATTTGATCGGTGAAGGTGCAACCGAAGAGGAAGCACTCAAGCAGATGCTTACTCTTACTGATGAGCAGAGAACTGAAATCATTGAAGGTTCCTGTGGTTCCAAAAAGAAAAAGTCAAAGAAAGGAGGTTATTGAAAATGTCTAGATTCGGTGATTTGTTGAAAGGAGGAGCAGCACCTGCTCCTGAACCTATCGTAGAAGAAGTTCTTATTACCCCTCAAGAGGAAGTCCTAACCGAGGCAAGTCCTTTGGAAAAAATGACAAAGGATGAGTTAGAGGAACTAGGTAGAACTATGGGTGTTGAACTCGATAAGCGCCATAGCAAAGCAAAATTAATTGAAGAACTGGAATCTTTGGGGTGAACCAGTTTGATAACTGTCACAGGGGGCACTCCACAGTGCCCCCTTTTTTTGTATAATTAATTCAGTTAAAACAAAGGACATGGCACTTTCCGCCGAATACATCATCACTTCTCTTCAATCCGTCTACGGCGAATCTGTAACTACTGGAGACGTTCGTGCTTGGTGTGCAATGAACGGCACTACTTATGCCACTGTATCTAAAAAACTTGAAGATTATAAAGTAGGACGTGGCAAGTGGAATCTGACAGTTCAAGAAAAACTTGAGCAAAACTATCAAGCACCTCCTGCTATGCCTGCAGTTGAGCAAAACCTTATTCCTCAGAAAGATGATTCCTTCGTCAAGTTTGGTAACTTTACTGATATTAAAAAAATTATTGAGTCCCGTGTATTTTATCCAACGTTCATTACGGGTCTTTCTGGTAACGGTAAAACGTTCTCAGTTGAGCAGGCGTGTGCTCAGTTGGGTCGGGAACTTATCCGTGTAAACATTACTATCGAAACTGATGAAGATGATCTTATTGGCGGTTTCCGCCTTGTCGATGGCGCAACCGTTTGGCACGATGGACCAGTTATTCAAGCACTCCAGCGAGGAGCTGTATTGCTCCTTGACGAGATCGACCTTGCCTCTAATAAAATTCTCTGTCTCCAATCTATCCTTGAAGGAAAAGGAGTTTTTCTTAAGAAAATCGGACGGCGAGTTGACCCTGCAAGTGGATTCAACGTCATCGCCACAGCAAACACTAAAGGTAAAGGTAGCGACGACGGGCGATTCATTGGAACTAACGTGCTTAACGAAGCCTTCCTTGAGCGATTCCCAGTGACCTTTGAGCAGGAGTATCCTACTGCTGCTACTGAGACCAAGATTCTCAACAAACTCTGTGACGACGAGAACTTCTGTAAGCGACTTGCAGACTGGGCAGATATCATCCGCAAGACTTTCTATGATGGTGGTATTGAGGAAATCATCAGCACTCGCCGCCTGGTTCACATTGTGAAGGCATACAGCATCTTCGGAGACAAAGCAAAGGCAATTCAAGTTTGTGTGAATCGTTTCGATGATGAGACCAAGCAAGCATTCCTGGAACTGTATGACAAAGTTGATGCTGACTTCGAGATGCCTGTAGAAAATGATGTTGCCAATCTCACCCAGGAATGATATAATGACTAATGCTTGGAGTTTTCTTTATGATGCTATGAATGACGACATTATTACATTTGATGATAATGACACATCAACTTTTATTATTAACATGGACGAAAAAGCAAAATCGAATAAGTTCAAATACAGTGAGGATGTAATCCTCGAAGAGTTGCAAGAATATATTACTGGCACATACAATCAGCATTATTCTGCTGGTGATGATAAAATTCAAACTCTGGATCTAATTGAAGCATGTGGAGACGGTGAAGCATTCTGCCGTAGCAACATCCTTAAGTATGCCTCTCGTTATGATAAGAAAGGCACTGCCCGCCGTGATATCATGAAGATTCTACATTATGCAGTTCTTCTGATGCACTTCAACGACAAAAACGCTAAGCGTGAAACTTACCCCCAGTAATGAAATTGAATCCTAATACAATGAAACTGTCTGACAACACCCTCACTGTTCTTAAGAACTTTGCTGGTATCAATAACTCGATTCTGGTAAAAGAAGGTAGTCGTCTTCGCACTATTTCTGTTGCTAAGAACATCTTGGCAGAAGCAGATATCAAAGAAGATTTTCCTCGGGATTTTGCCATTTACGATCTCAATCAGTTCCTCAATGGTCTTAGTCTTCATCAGGATCCTGACCTAGATTTCAGGGAAGACTCTTATCTTAGTATCAAAGAAGGTAAGCGTCGTGTTAAGTATTTCTATGCTGATCCCGCTGTAATTGTTTCTCCACCCGAGAAAGATATTACACTTCCTACTCAGGATGTTTGTTTCCAACTTGATAGTTCTTCTCTGGAAAAACTAATCAAGGCAGCACAAGTTTATCAACTTCCCGATTTCTGTGCTGTTGGCGAAGCAGGAGTAATTAAATTGGTTGTTCGTGACAAGAAGAATGATACTTCTAACGAATATGCCATCGTTGTTGGTGAAACTGAAAAAGAATTCACCTTCAACTTCAAAGTAGAAAACATCAAGATTATTCCTGGTGCCTATGATGTAGTTGTTTCTTCTAAACTTCTTTCAAAGTTTACAAACACCAAGTACAATCTTACTTATTATATTGCTCTTGAACCAGACTCAACTTTTGAATAGAATGCGAGTGATTGGATGCACTCTAATTGTTTGCTCTCACTTCACTATAATTTACGTGAGTGTGTTGTCTGGAGTTATAGTGCATTTATTTGCTGACGTATTTACTCTTCCATACTTCATCAAACATCGAATGTGGGATATGGTAATCATGCTTTCATTTCTTGTTACTATTGGAGTAAGTAAATTATTTTCTTATTATGGAACCTGATCCCTATATTCAATTTTTAGAGAATTGGATACCAGGAATAGGTGAAGATACTAAACTCCACGATCAACTTCATACACATTTTGATCTTGGATTTAGTATTAATGATGAAGCCAGACTTCTTGGTTTCCAATTAGGACATCACCCTGCTGGAAATTTCTTCCACGTTGTGGTATTCTGTATTATGAGTATTACGATTTATCCAAAAGATTATCGTAATGGTTTGAAAGATCTCCGGGATTTTTATAAAGCATATTTGCTTGGAAAATACTGGCAATCTGTATCCTATTGGTTTATTCCCAAAACAATATTATGAGTGATTTTATCTGGGTTGAAAAATATCGACCTAAGACTATTGATGAGTGTATTCTTCCAGCATCAACAAAAAAGACTTTTAAAGACTTCCTAGATAAAGGAGAGATTCCTAATATGCTTCTTGCTGGTCCACCAGGTATTGGTAAGACCACAGTAGCAAAGGCACTGTGTAATGAACTTGGAGCAGACGTTTATGTCATCAATGGATCCGATGAAGGACGGTTCTTGGATACTGTCCGAAACAATGCGAAGAACTTCGCTTCGACCGTCTCGCTTACAGCAACTGCAAAACACAAAGTCATCATCATTGATGAGGCAGATAACACCTCCAATGATGTACAACTCCTCCTACGGGCGTTTATTGAGGAGTTTGCTGGTAACTGCAGGTTCATCTTCACCTGCAACTACAAAAATAAAATCCTTGAACCCCTCCATTCCCGTTGTGCCGTCATTGAATTTGGCATCAAAGGCAAAGACCGACAGTCAATCGCTGCCAACTTTTTTAAACGGATTCGGGAAATTCTCGACGCAGAAGGAGTGGAGTACGACAACAAAGTACTCGTTGAGCTCATCAACAAGCACTTCCCAGATTGGCGACGTGTCCTCAACGAAATCCAACGATACTCGGTGGGTGGTAAGATTGATTCGGGGATTCTTGCAACGTTTTCAGATGTCGCGGTAAATGAACTGGTCAAAAATCTCAAAGGTAAAAACTTTGCTGAGGTACGAAAGTGGATCGTTAGTAATCTGGATAATGATACTACTGTACTTCTCCGTCGCATTTATGACTCTCTTTACGAAGCCTTGGTTCCTGGTTCTATTCCTGCTGCTGTCCTTGTTCTCGCTAAGTATCAGTATCAAGCAGCGTTTGTAGCAGATCAGGAGATTAATATGTTGGCATGTTTAACTGAACTTATGGTGGAGTGTGAATTCAAATGACAAATGATTGGCGGTACGCCGAAGATCGAATGCAACTTCGACGAGAGACATTTTTAAAACTCAAAAATCATTTTAATATAAATGAAATTCAACTCTTGTACGAGTTCTGTCATCTCTGGGTTAGTCAAGGAAATAACTCTACAGAGAATGTTGAAACCGAATACCAAAATTTTGTAAAACTCAATCAAAGATAAAATGAGAACACAAAACAAAGAAAACTATTATTACTGGTTCTGGATTGTAGCAATGATTGCATTTATCGTTCCTCAAGTTTTCACTGCTTGGGCGTACATAAATATTGTGAATATTTTGAAAACATGGTCTCTCTAAAATGATACCCTTCTTTGTCCCCGACCCAGTGATGTTAATGGAATCAAATTGGGTCAAAACGATTCAAGTTCCCTCTGAAATTAGGAATCACTGTATCCGACGTGTTGTCCCATCACTTGGGGATGAGATGGTTGGTGAGAAGTGGAAGTATATTGATTGTGCCTGGAAAAATATGGGTTTCTACGGTGGTAATTCTACTGTTCTTAGAGAGCTTAGGAGAATGAGTGATAGATCGTATCTTGAGGGGCAGGAAGAAAGAGATAAATTGAATAAAGTGAATTACAAAGTTGATGAAATTTTAGAGAAGTATTATGATTGACGAACATGGATGGACTCAGAAAGATCCCATATCGGACGAGGAGTGCATTTTGGCATGTTTGAATAATGCTCCCTGTGGAACTGACAAAAAACAAGTTGACCGACTAATTAAAAACTATCAAGAACTTTTACTTATTTTAAGGAATTATCAAAATGATTGATGTAAAATTGTTTCGCTTCGTGACTGGCGAAGAGGTTGTTGCCGAACTACTTTCTGAAACTGATGATACAATCACAGTTCAGAATGGACTAGTTGTTCTTCCTACTTCTCAGAATGTTGGATTTGCTCCATGGGCGATGGTAATTAGCAAGGAAAGTCCTGAGATTACTGTTAAGAAAACACACGTTGTTTATGTGGCAGAGGTTCAAGAGGAGGTTGGTAAAAAGTATAATGAAATGTTTGGGAGTAAGTTAGTTGTACCCGAATCTAAGAAATTGATTGTGTGATGGCATTTTTTAAAATCGACAGTAAAAGTCTTATTGAACCAAGAGTAAAGACTACTCCAGAGAATGTTCAAGAAGCAAATGAGGCACTATTCCGTGCTAAAATGACTCTACCCGCTGCCGCAAAACATTGTGGTATGACCCACAAGGAAATGAAACTCACCTTCTGGGAATTTTTGAAGTATAACAAACCTGATTATGAAGTCCCTGAAAACACCATTACGCTATCCAGGCGGTAAATCCCGTGCCTGCACTAAACTGGATGTCTATATTCCAGATCTTCGTGATTATGATGAGTATCGCGAACCATTTCTTGGTGGTGGTAGCGTAGCAATTCATATCACCAAGAAGTATCCACATCTTAAAGTATGGGTTAATGATTTTTATGAACCTCTTGTAAATTTTTGGATAACTCTAAGAGATGATGGATACAGTTTATATAAAAGACTTCAAGAACTGAAGTCTAGATATCCAGAACCGGCATCTGCTAAAGGTTTATTTTTAGAAGCAAAGGAGATAGTAAATGACCACGCTCAACCAAATTTATATCGCGCTTGTGCTTTTTATATTATCAATAAGTGCTCTTTTTCTGGTCTCACAGAATCCTCATCATTCTCAAAGCAAGCTTCAGACAATAATTTCTCAATGCGAGGAATTGAAAAACTACAGGGATACACTCAAATAATCAAAGATTGGAAAATTACTAATTGGTCGTATGAATCGCTCCTTACTAATGACACAGAGTGCTTTACCTACCTTGACCCGCCCTATGACATTCGAAGTAATCTCTATGGAAAGCGGGGGAGTATGCATAGCGGGTTCGACCATGACGATTTTGCTGCCGACTGTGCTCTGTATAATGGTGCTCAACTTATTTCTTACAATTCGTCTCAACTTATTAAGGACCGCTTTAAAGAATACCAAACAGGAGAGTTCGACCTCACATACACCATGAGATCCGTGGGAGAGTATATGAGAGAACAAAAAGAACGCAAGGAACTTTTACTTTTTAATTATGGAATTGAAGGATTGGTTGAACAGTATCAATCAGAGCAAAGAGAATCTGATTGACGAAGATCCATCACTTGAAAAAGAATATCCTCCATACATTGTCAATCGATGTTTTTCTGGACATCTTGATGCTGTAATGTTTGCTAATGAAATGAATCAGCATCATTTCCTCCCAAAGAAACTTCAATATGATTTTTATCTAAATAGTCTGAGGAAAAAGAAGAGATTTTCTCCCTGGCTCCGACAA